TTCTCCTCTGTCACCACAGCCGTTAGACGGCGCAAGTACCAACCTGCTTTCTCTAGGTCTTCTACCTGCTTGCCCTTGTAGTCATAACGCCACAAGTACTTCATGCAGTTGCCCTTGAGGTATCCTTTAAATGCAACGCTGGACATAGACTCTTCAATGGCTTCAATACATTCAATGTTTCCAGTGTTGTAATGGTCAGGGCTGTTTACTGCGTCCTCTTCAGTGTCCGGTTCTTCGACGTCAGACTCTTCTTGGGCTGCATCAAGATATACTTTCATTAAAGACTCGTCTATTCTAGAACCGCCTTCATCAGGCCAGCAGTCTCCAAACAAATCAACGTCTTCTTTAGAAGCTATCTGTGCCGCAAACCTTGTGCCATCGTGTACCCAGCTAGAGTTCAAGCGTTTCATGTATTCATCAAAGGTAGGCTGTCCTGTTTCTCTAACTCTATCCCAGTCTTGAGGGGTTGCGTCATTAATGCTCATCTTTAAAATCCTCTTTTACTTTTGTGTTAATCCAGTTATCGGGTATGCTATCTTCACTAAACCATCTAAAGTTATTGGCTGATGCCCACTCTCCGTGTGACCGCCTTGTTCCATCCTTACGAACCTTTGCGGAAGGCATTGGAGCATTGGGGTTTGCAAACAAGAATACCAACTCAACATCAGCAGGAAGCACCTTGGCTATCCAGATATACTTAGAGTATTCTGCACTGTCCCAAAACCTTCCCTTGGCTTCAAGCAGTATCTTCTTCCCCTCAATAGTTCTAACAAAGTCAGGCTCATACTTGTGTGTCACAGTATACTCAACCTTGTCAACATGAAACTCCCAACCATCAAGGATGCCAGAGTGAAGTTCATATTCCCAGTTAGAGTCATAGCCTTTAATTAAATCTTTCTCAACTGGTCGCTTTACTCGTGGCTTCCTAAATCCTTTACGTATCTTTGGCATGGTACTCCTTATCGCTGTTCCATCTTCCATGCAATGTCTTGAGCTGTGACATCTTCAACCTGCTTGTCAGGAAAAATTTTAATAAGCTGTTTGATTTTAATAGTTAGCCACTTCATTGTGTAAAAACTATTGTGGATTGTACCCCTTGCCCAGATGTGTGTCTGTTTAGGGAGCATAGATTTAAAATTTTCTTTAGTAACTTTAGCGGCCTCCTCTTCAGTGAGAAGGCCCCTTAACCATTCAAGCTGTAAAGCTTCAGAATGTTTTTTAATTCGCTTGGACTTCTTGCGGTTCATAGTATCTCATCCACCTTTGGTTCTACTTCTACATGTGTTAAATACTTGTAGCCGGTAGAGTATTTAAAAGTTCTAAGGCCAGCACCATCGTTGGCATCTTTGTGACATTCATGTTTGTACTTACACCACGTACATCCTTTAGGCAATTGCATGTTTCCTTTCTTGCCATCAGGTGTGGGAGTATAACACATTTCAGGGGGCGTGTCAAGTTTTAATTCACCTAACAGTGTATTTATTTTTGTGTCGATGTTGGGCTTATCTAAATCATCCGGCACATACATACAAAGTTCACCGCTTTCTTTGTTGATAACAAGAAACCCACCCTCATCTGTGCCCTCTGCTTTCTCGTAACCAGCAAGCTGTCCTAAGTAACCGAAGGGGTCGTCAGCAGCGAGTGTGCCCTGTCTAAACTTATTGAATGCAAACTTGGATGCAGACTTAACATCAACTACTTGGCCGTTAATCTTACAATCCATGTGCCCTGTAATGCCGTTGACCTTAACTTCTTTCTGTTCATCAGTAACGTTGTGTCCTGACATCCTTACAAGCATGAGTACAATCTCTTCTAACACATGACCATAGAGAAACTTAATCTGTGTTGCGCCGTCTACACTGCCACGCCCTTTAGGGTCACGCTTCTCAAACCACAACTGTCGTGATGGCTTACCTACGTTGGACATTCTAATGTTGAAGTTGGTGTCTCGTTTACGTGGTGTTGCCCAACTAAGGATAGCTTCTTTCATTGCAACCATTGTAAGGTCAAGCGCCTCCTCCGTTATTGGAAGAGGCTCACCACCTGAAAGTTTCTCAAGTAACTCATAGATGTCAGGGACTAAAGTATTAAGCGGCTTCTGGTTCATCTTCTAACTCCTTAAAGGCTTTGATTACATCTGAGGAAAATAGCTTCTGTAAGTTTAATAGATACATTTGACTGGCTCTATTGTCACCACCTGATACTGTTTTAAAACTGTCTAATCGTTTAACAATCTTTCTTAATGTGTTTGTGTTGAATACAAGTGTACAGTATTCTTCATCACCAATACATAAGTTGTGGAACCAATAGTCAGATTCTGTTGCATCAATACCTGAAGGCTTACCATAGGACTTATACTCAATGGCGATGTTGCCTGTCTTAGCCCACATCCCACGCTCTGACTTAACTTCTATCTTCTTGTTGGTGAGCATGTCTGCAATCTTATCTTCTCGTATCTCACCGTACTGTAGGTCTAGGTCGAACTTCTTTCTGTCTGCTTTAATGGGTTTCATGCCAGCCATCTCCGATATTGTAGTCGCCATCTAGGGGACAATTTAATTTTAAGTTTATACCAGCCTGAACAATTGCTTGAACACCTAGTTCGCCTACTTGTTTTGCATCTGATTCTTTACACTCAATCTGCCACTCATCGTGGACGTTGGCTACAAACTTAGCATCAATCTTAAAGGTCTTAAAGTAACCGTCAAGGATAACCAAAGCCTCCTTCATTACGATTGCCCCAGCACCCTGCAACAATGTATTAAGTGCAGCGTGTTCAGAACGTATGGTCAGCTTGCGGCCATCTAGTCCCTTGAGGAAGCCCTTTTTACTGTCTCGTTGTACTCGTTGGATAAGAGCTTTAAGTGATGGGAGACTATCAAGAAATTGCTCTCGCAGTTGCTTACCTCTTGACTGACCTGCTTTAACCACTGACCCAATCTTTGCATTTCCGGCTCCGTATAGGAAGGCATAGATGAAAGTCTTCGCCTGATTTCTTGATTCAAGTCCTGCAAGTCTTTGATTAGTGCTGTGAATGTCACCGTTGAGGATTTCATTTGTGTACTCCTTATCGTCCATATAGTGTGCAAGCATTCTAAGCTCTAAGCCAGAGGCATCAATACCTACGAGTTTGTTACCAGTCTCTACAGTCCAGCAAGCTCTACACTCTTTACCGTAGGGTGAGTTACTGCTTGGTATCTGTGCCATGTTAGGATGACTGTGTGTCATGCGGCCCGTCACTGCACCGTTAGGATTAACATAACCTCGAACTCTGCCGTCATCCTCTACTGTCTTGAGCCAACTGTTTACCTGAGCTAAACGCTTCTGAAGCATTAGGTAAGTAGCAATCAATGCAGCTTCGGGGATACCTTTAACTTTGTTTAGTGTACCCTCATCAACGATTGGCTGACCAGTAGGTGTGAAGTTCTTAGGAACCCAACCGGCTGCAATCAACACATCACCAATCTGTTTACGAGAACCTAGGTTGAACTCAGTATATGTCTTACGGGTTACCGGCTTGTCAGTGTTGAGCATTGCTGTCCACTCTTCGTCTGTAAGCCTGACACCTTTGTCGTGTTGGTCTTTAGCTGTCTTAGCTATCGCACCAGTCTTAGTGTACTGAGGCTTGAGTATCTGTGTCTCAACCTTGGGCTTGACAGTCTCATGTACCTCAGCTTCTGTAGCATCTAACTTCTCTTGAAACATTGCAACCATCAGCATAGCTTTCTTTACATCTAACTTGAAGCCGTTGTCTCGTTGCTTATCTATAATCCAAGCAACGTCATGCTCTAACTTAACTGCTTGTGGGGTGTAGCCCCTACTCTCTACTCGAAGCTGCTGATATACTTTTGTGTTTAACTCTACATCACGCTGGCAATACTTGAGCATCTCTGGTCGATAGTAATCCCACGCATCGTCTTGCTCACCGAAGTCACCCTTAACAAACTTGAGGCGATAACCCCAAGACTCTAAGCCGTGACCGCCTTCTCTAGATGGCTTGAAGAGACGGGATAGTACCAAGGTATCTACAATCTGTTTGTCACTGAGGTCAATACCTGCAATTTTCTTAATGGCTGGTAGGTCATAGCCGATTATGTTGTGGCCGATTAGTTTCTTAGCGGCTTTAAGCAATCCGTAACCCTCTTCGAGCTGGGTATTGTCAAACGTAAACACATCCATAGTGTCTACATCCTGAGCTACAATACAATGTATCTTAGTGGGGTCAAGGCCGTCTGCTTCTATATCAAATACTAAGTTACTCATAGCTCATCTCCGTCAAAGGCATCATAGTTATCACCGTCATCTACTTCTTTAAGTCTTCCAGTGGATGAGTCGTAGTGCAGGCTACAAGCTAAGCCAACGTCACCAGTGTATCTGGACTTTAGAACTCTGACCTTTGTGGTCGAAGCTTCTACTTCATCTTCTGATTGTTGGTTGCGCTCCAGTCCGATAACACAATCACTTAGCTGAGCAATGGACTGTGAACCCCGAAGGTGTGATAGCCCTGTCTCGATTCCATTCTCGTGGCCTCGGTTGCCTTCAACTCTACGAAGGTGGGATACTAGAATCATACCAGCACCTGTCTCTTCTACAAGAGAGCGAAGCCGATGCATGATACCGTCAATGGCTTTACGCTCATCACCCTCCAAAGCTTGAAGAACCAGCATGTGTAGGTGGTCAACTACAACCCACTTACAATCTAAGCCAACGATAAGGTATCGTAGTTTGCTGAAGATGTCTTCAAGATTAGTTACACCAAGGTGAGCATGAATCCAAACACGGCCTTCGTTCTCTCCCATGAATACCTT